CAGCAACGCGACGCCCTGTCGGACCCGCGCAAGCAGAACGTCTTCAAGACCAAGCACTTGAATATCTGGGTGGCGGCAGCGTCGCCCTGGCTCAACCTGAACAACCTGCAAAACGCGGGCGACAGCAGCCTGACGATTGATTCGCACAAGTGGGATGGCAGCAAACTCGGTGTTGACCTGGCCAGCAAACAAGACATTGCCAGCGCGGTGCTGCTGACCTGGCTGGGTGAAGGCGAAGAGCGCCACTACTACGCGTTTTCACGGAACTACGTGCCCGATGCCGCGCTGGAGAAACCTGAGAACGCGCACTACCAGGCATGGGTCAACGCCGGGCACCTGATCGCCACGCCGGGCAACATGATTTCGCTTACGCAGATTGAAGAGGATGTGCTGGACACCGCCAGGCAAGTGGGCACCAAAGAAATGGCCAAAGACCCCTGGGGCGGCCACCAAATGGGTGCCAACCTGGCTGAAGAAGGCCTGACCGTGGTGGACATACCGCAGCAGGTGCGCTACCTGAGCGAGCCCATGAAAGAAATTGCCGCCCTGGTCGACTCGGGCCGCTTTCACCATGACGGCAACCCGTGCTTTGTTTGGATGATGAGCAATGTAGAGGTCAAAGAAGACCGCAACGAAAACATATTCCCCCGTAAATCACGGGCCAGCAACAAGATTGACGCGGCGATTGCAACCATTGTGGCAATGAATCGCGCCCTGGCGCCGCAAGAAAACGAGGGTTCCTCCTTTTGGGAATGATGTAAATGAAAATTTGGGACAGGCTTACAGGCCGCAAAGCCGCTGGTGCCGCCTCCGATGGCCTCACGGACATCCTGGCCCGAATTTTGGGTGGCGCTCGCTCAAAATCTGGCGCGGCGGTCAATCTGGACACGGCCATGAAGGTCAGCGCCGTGTTTGCGTGTGCACGCGTGATCAGCGAGGGTATTGCGCAGGTGCCCTTCAAGCTGCGGCAAGAAAGCCGCTCTGCCGTCTCGCACCACCCGCAAAAAGTCGACGCCATCGATCACCCGCTGTTTGATTTGCTGCACCGCCAGCCCAACGGCTGGCAAACCAGCTACGAATTCCGCGAAACCATGGCCCTGCACGCGCTGCTGGCCAAGGGGGCGTATGCATTTAAGAACGTTGGTGTCGATGGATACGGAGAATCTCATCTTGTAGAGCTGATCTTGCTGGATCCGAGCCGCGTCACCGCCGTGCAAAACCCCGACAGGAGCATGACCTACCGGGTTCGCGGCAAGTCGGGCGACTATCAAGACTTTCCGCAAGAGGCCATCTGGCACCTGCGCGGCCCCAGCTGGGACGGCTTTGAGGGCCTGGACGTGCTCAAGATCGCCCGCGAGGCCATTGGCCTGTCGATCAGCACCGAAGAAAGCCACGCCGCACTGCACGCCAAGGGTGTGCGGCCATCGGGCACCTATTCGGTGGAAGGCACCCTGAGCCCTGAGCAATACAAGTCGCTCAAAGAGTGGATCACCAAAGAAAGCGCCGGCGCTGACAACGCCGGCAGCGTCATGCTGCTGGACCGTGGCGCCAAGTGGGTGTCGCAGGTCATGACCGGCATTGACTCCCAGCACCTGGAGACCCGGCGCTACCAGGTGGAAGAGGTTTGCAGATTCTTCCGCGTGCTGCCCCTGATGATTGGCCACAGCGACAAGACCCAGACCTTTGCCAGTGCCGAGCAGCTGTTCCTGGCGCACATCGTGCACTGCCTGATGCCCTGGTATGAGCGCATCCAGCAGAGTGCCGAGGTCAACCTGCTCACCAAAGCCGAGCGCAAAGACGGGTACTACATCAAGCTGGTCGAAGCTGGCCTGATGCGCGGCGCCATGAAAGACACCGCCGAATATTTGTACCGCCTGACCATGGCCGGAATCATGGAGCGCAATGAAGCCCGCAGCAAGCTGGAGCTGAACCCTCTGGCCGGCCTGGACGAACCCCTTACCCCCACCAACATGACCATTGACCCTGCAGGCAATGGCACCAAACAAACCCTACCAGGAGCGCCAAATGCGTGACTATCTCGATGTTCCCTTCCAGATCAAGGCCGTCTCTGAAGATGGCCTTTTTTCTGGGTATGGCTCGGTGTTCGGAGTCGTTGACTCCTACAAAGAAGTGGTCGCGCCTGGCGCGTTCACCGAGTCGCTCAAAGGGCGCATGCCTTCTTTGCTGTGGCAGCACCGCATGGCCGAGCCCATTGGCATCTATACCAGCGTCAAGGAAGACGCCGTTGGCCTGCACGTCGAGGGCAAACTGGCGCTCAAGACCGCACGCGGATCTGAAGCCTACGAGCTGCTGAAGATGGGCGCCGTCACCGGCCTGTCCATTGGCTTTGTCTCGCGTGAAGACAGTTACGACAAGGTCAGCGGCATCCGCACCTTGAAAAAGGTTGACCTGTGGGAAGTGTCCCCGGTCACTTTCCCGGCCAATGACGCCTCGCGGGTGACCGCCGTCAAGGCCATCAACCAATTAAAAACTATTCGGGATGTTGAAGCATGCCTTCGGGAAGTTGGCGGATTCAGCAAATCGGAAGCATTGGCCCTTGTGGCCAGCATCAAATCTACGCATGGTCGGAGCTATTCCGATGAGCTGGATGAACTGGCGGCGGCCATCAAACGCAACACCGCACTTTTCTCCACACTTTGAAAGAAACCACTATGAAACTCACTCGACAAAACATCACCTATGGCTTTCTGGCCATCGTTGCCCTTGTGGCCATTGCATCCGTGCTGGGCCACCCCGTTGTGCCCCCGGAGGCCCTTGCGGGCCTGGGCATGATCCCCTTTGCCATGTCTGGCGAAATTGAAATGAAAGACCTCAAGGTCATGCTCGACAAGCAAGCTGAAATTCACGGAGAGTTCATGCGAAAAAACGACGAGTTGATCAAAAGCAAGGCTGACGGCAAGGCCGTTGGTGACCTGCAGGCAACGGTTGACAAGATCAACGCAGACTTCAAGAAACTCAGTGATGGAATGCTTGAACTGTCCAAAAAGTCCAACCGCCTGGCGCTGGACGGCAAAGGCCATCTGACCGAAGACCAAGTGGCCTACAAAACCGCGTTTGGCGCATTCCTACGCAAGGGCGATGACAACGGCCTGGCAGACCTGCAGCGCAAAGCCTACAACAGCGGCAGCGGCCCCGATGGCGGTTACCTGGTGCTGCCTGAAATGGACAGCGAGATCATCCGCGTGGTGGGCGTCACCAGCGCCATTGGCCGCCTGGCCCGCAACGTCACCATTGGCACCGACACCTTCAAAAAGGTTGCCAAGAAGTCTGGCATGGCTGCCCGCCGTGTTGGCCCCGGTGCCACGGGTGGCGAGTCGTCCACGCCGTCGTTTGCCGAGCTCGAGTTCAGCGCGTATGAGGCCGAGTGCGAGCCATGGGTGTTCAACACCACGCTGGACGACTCCATCGTCAACCTGGAGCAAGACCTGACCACTGAGGCCAGCATTGCATTTGCCGAGCTGGCTGGCTCGGAATTTGCGGTCGGCTCTGGCGTGGGCGGCGCGCGCGGCATCACCGCCTATGACATGGTGGCCAACTCCAGCTATGCCTGGGGCAAGCTCGGCTTTATCGCCAGCGGCGCGGCGGGCGACTTTGCAGCCAGCAACCCGGCTGACAAGATCATTGACCTGCAGCACTCGCTCAAGGCCCAATACCGCCCAGGCGCGGCCTGGGTCACGGGCGACAGCACGCTGGCCAAGATTCGCCAGATGAAAGACGGCACCGGCAGCT